AGTTAATAGAGCTGCCATTTCCTAGTGACTATTGTCCTCTTGTTTATTTATGTCTGTTACGAACGGAGTTGTGCTGAGTACTCAATTCTCTTGAGTCTATAAGTAGCACCACTGTTACCCATAATATCCTCTCCACCCAAAACTGCTTGTGCAGCAGCGTTCCCACCAGTAGAATCACCTACTGCATTAACAAAAGTTATGGTTGGGTGTGTATTATATGTATTATCAATTGTCTGTTTGATTCCATATCCTCCATTCACTATAGATATGGAAGCAACTTGGTCTCCAGCAGTTGTCATATTAACAGTACCAGTTGCCTGTATATCACCAACATTTTCTACTGTAACTGTTGGTACTGCAGTATAGTTAGTACCTGCATTTTGAATAATAAAATCAGTTATTGTACTATTATATGAAAACTCATAAAGATATCCACCAATACCAACATTAACATTACCAGTATTGAATGGAACTATATCCTGAACTATAAGTACAGAATTAACTGGATCCCAAGAAACAACTGTTGCTCTAATACCAGAAACAGATCCAGTAACAATTTCATTAACTCCAAAATTCAATCCATTAGATAAATCTGGATCTAAGTATAAAGTAATAAGAGCAGCATGTGGAACACCATCAGTTAAAGTACCTGCAGAACTAATAGTAGCATATTTAAATGGTAAACTACCATCTTTTACTTGATCACCAACTTGGAATAATGTTGTGTTTTGACCACCAACAGTTTCCTCAATACCATATAAAGAACTGAATATACCACCATCAAGACTAATTTGATTTTCGTAATCAGTACCAGAATTGACAAGATCGATGATACCATCTCCAGCACCATCCAATTCATCATCATCTTCAAACTTCTTATCAATCATTAATGATATAGGATCTGTTAATGTAATAATACCTGGTCCTCCAAGATCATCCAACAGAACGTGAGGATTAAATCCACCTGGAGCAGATCCTGCAAGACCAGCATCAAACTGAACAATTGCATCTTCAGTAGATGGTATACCACCGTCAATAAATGCTAACTCATCAACTTCAAATGTAACAAGTAACTCTCTAGTTGTAGGATCCCAGTCATACACTTTAGCAACTTTGTTGGCAGAGTTTTCAATTTTTCTGATTACCCTGTCACCAACATTAAACTTATAAGTTGAATTACCATCCTGATCTATCTGACCACTATCTAATATAACTCTTTGATCATAATTAAAATTAACACCTCTAGTTAATCCAGAGAATTTACCTCTAGATTTAGCAGTATATGTAATAGTCTCCTTGTTTAAAATAAGTGTTCCAGATCCTGGGAAAGCATCAGTAGAATCAACATATATTTCAACATCAGACATTGCAACATTCTTAACAAGACCAGTAAGGAAACCAGCAACAGAATTATATGACTGTCTTGCTCGTGACTTACGTTTTAAGTTAACTAATTTTGTGAATATTACTTTAGGTTGATCTACATATCCGCTACCTGGATCGGTGACAATAATATTACTGATCTTACCTTGAGATACTTCAGCAACTGCTTTAGCACCAATACCACCTCCACCATTAATAAGAATATATGGTGGTTCTTGATAATAATCACCATCATCAACTATTTGGATATTTTTTACTTTACCCAACGTATCAATTTCAGCAGCACCTTGAGCACCTTGTCCTCCACCACCTTCAAAAATAAGTGTTGGTGGTGTAGCATAATCTCTTCCACCTTGTAATAATGATAAACCTGTAACTGTCTGTACAGTTGGTGTTCCTGTAGCACCAGTACCCTCTCCACCTAATATCCTTGCGGTTGCAGCACCAAAATAATTATCACCCTTCTGGGTCATCTTAATATAACTAACAGTCCCATCTGTGTTTAAAACAATATCTCCTTGAGCACCAGCTGGGAAAGTGTCTGCTTGAGCAGGAACTGCATCACCCTCAAATAGTGGAGTACCATAAAATTTTGGACCAATTGCATAAGGATACTTTGGAACACTATTACTATCTTCTGTTAAGAAGTAAGCATAAGTTCCATTAGGATACTCAGGAGTAACAGCGAATTTACCATTATGTTCATCCAAAGTACCAACAGTAGCATCCCAAATATAATCTTGAACTAAATCTCCAATTACATATCCATCTTGAACAGTTCTTATACCAATACCAGAAGTTGTATATCCAAAAGTATACAAAGCAAGTGGAGCACTTACAGGTACTTTAAATCTAATCTCTCTTGCAGTAGCAGCATTAAAACCACTAATATAAGCACTATAAGTTACTTCAGATCCTTCTAACCAATAAGTAATACCTGGTCCTTCAAAAAGATATGTTGTATCTGGTGGAGTACCAGCATGCCATCCATCATCAGTAGTAGATATTAATAACTGCTCATTATCATTACTAGAATCATTCTGTTGGAATACATATGTTTTTCCTCTCCATAAACTTAAGAAAGGAACAGTACTACCATCAATATTAAACTCACCATTAGCAACTGTTACAGCATAAGTTATAGTTTCTTCAGTAACTACATCAGGTCTAGCACCAGCTAATTCATCACCTACTCTGTATCTAAATCCAGTAACTTCTCTTTTAAGACCATTACCTACAGAAGTAATTTCAGCAACTCCACTATCATCATCAGTAACCCAAGCAGCTTTGACGACCAGATCATCTGCAGGAGTAGATCCACCAATTAAATTACCAGGAATAGTAATCTGCTCATCATCAACATAATTATATCCCATATTACCATCTGGTCCAGGTACTGCTGCATCTCCATTACCACCCATAGTAAAACCACTTATGGAACCATCAGCAGCAACAGTAATTTTAGGTTTACCACCAATACCATTAGCAGAAGTCCATGAAGGTTGAACTGTGAATTCATTTCCATCGTTAACATCACCATATACTCCTTCAGCTCTATTTGGATTAGCACCATTACCACTCACATAAGAGGCAGATACAAAGGCTCCATCATACTTATGAAGGATTCTAATCTTATCACCAACAGCATATCCACTTCCACCTTCAGCTATCCTAATTGAAAGAATACCACCAGGCTGATAAGTACCAATTGCAGTTACATCAATGATACAACCAGTTCCTGTTCCAGTTCCAGGTCCGTTATTTGTAGTTGGGTAACCATTACCAACCTGAAAGAAAAGACCACCGTATTCAGATAAAACTTGTGTAGTACCTAGAACACTAGTACCACTTAAATCATATCCATAAGGTCCATAAATTGGATATCCATCAAATGCCATTCCTAATATTTTAGAATGACCATCAGCATGTCGTGAATAATCTATAGTATTAGGATCATTATCATCGCTCTGATAATAGTCTGTAATATAATAATCATTAACTGGAGGATCATTATCAATTTCTGGATCTAAAGTCATATATCCTTCATGACCTTCATACCCAGACATATACCTGTGATACTTACAATAATAATAAATTCTACTATTCTCATCACCATTCATTATGAATAGAGGTTCAAACTCATTTTCATAATCTGTAGATGGTGCTCCAGTTAACCCAGTACTATTATAGTACAAAGTACCACCATTCAATAAACCGTCCTGTGTAGTACTGAACTGCATAGGATGACCATGAGGATGAAGTCCTGATGGTTGGTTTGAACTATCTGTTTGATTCCACTTAATTAAATAATTTCTTTGAACTTTAATGTTCTCTGGTGAAAAATAATACTGACCAGAAACAAACGGTCCAAATTCACTAGCATCATCACCAAAATCAATATAGAAAACACCATTAGATAATACTGTTGGAGGCTCCGCAATTCTAAAACTAAATCCAGTAGATCCTAAAAGAACATTATCCTCAGCAAATGATCCACTAACATCTCTTATGTATACATGTGTTATCTGATCTAAATTATTTTTTACGACCTTTGAAATTTCAGCTTTACCAGCTCCACCAATAACATCAAGTGTTCTACCAACTTCAACTAAAGCCAATTCTTGAGAAACATTTTCAACTTCTAACATCAAATTATCAAATTCTGTTTTGATATTCCAAGTGAATTGTTTTATTTTACCCCATTCAAACACACCATTATCTTCTGCAAATTCATTAATTAATCTGGAAGATTGATAATAATAAGTATTGCTATCTATTACTGCATCAGAAGGTCTATTGTTTTTAATATAATTATACCTAACAGAATCAATTGCAAATCCAGGAGTCGGATTACCTGCCTGACCCCATTCTGGAGTATGGAGTTGAACTCCATTTGCCATTATACCTATTGCTTTATTATTCTGTTCTTCTCTAGTATTAGGATTAGGAGCATCTTTACCACCCCTATAGATAAATGTTTGATTGAAATTACGATCTACTAATGATCCACCACTGGTAACTGCACCAAAAGTCGCAGATTTAAATGTATGAACACTGGTATTAGTTGCTGGTGCAACTCCCAATACTTGTACTGTAATAGTTGTAGAAGTAGTAGAAAGTATTGGTATAGCAACATTCGCAACGGGATCAGTTGCACGAGGGTATGTATGATCTGTACCATGATCATCTAAAGCACATGTAAATGTTAATGAGTTTGTTGCAATTTTAATACTATCACCTGTAACATAACTATGACTACCAATGGTCATTTCCATCAAACCAGTAGTAGGATTATAGTTAATTGCGGAAGGTGTATACTGAGCAAGAGTACCACCAGATCCACCTCCAGGTGCTCTCTCTTCTATAAGTGGTGTTGGTTTTGGATGATTGTCACTTTGTAATGTAAGTCTATCACTATCAGGAGTGAATAAACCTGTTGTAGGTGAGTTTGGATGTGTCTGCCAAATCCTATTAATATCAAAGGATTGTATGACAGTAGGTGTATCTTGAGCTGGTATTATCTGTAATCTAAGAGGGTCATATCCAAGACCCCTTTCCAAAACTCTAACATGAACTATCTTTCCCGAAAGATCATCAATAATAGGATAAAGTAATGCTTCCTGAGTAGGATTACCACACCCTTCAACAGTCAATCTAGGTGGATTAGTTATATCGTAACCACTACCACCATCTACTACTTTTACTGCACGAACACCAAATTTATCATCAAATATAGGTTCAATTACAGCACCGAATCCAGGAACAGTTCTTGCCATATTTTATTAACCAACTACGTTAATCGTTCCTTGCATTGCTGCATGGAGTGTACATTGATAATAAAGAGTACTAGGTGCAGCCATAGGGACTGTCCAATAAAGAACACCCGTTCCACTACCCGTCTGTCCTGTAGTATAAGGAGTTCCAGTTAAACCTTGAGTACTTTGTATTCTGAAAGGATGTGCTGTTGATTGTACAGTATTATCAAAAGCATATGTCTGTCCTCTCATAACATAAAGAGTTGCGTCAGCAGTAGCAGATGCAAATCCAGGTCCAGTAAATGTGTAATCTGATGCACCATTAGCATTCAATTCCCACCAAGTAATAGGACTTCTAGTAGCAATCCAATTAGTACCATTGAAAAATAGAGAATCTCCTTGAACTACTCCACTCAAATCTGTATCAGTTAACGCTGCTAATGTGGTAGTTAAAGTACCACTAAAATCAATTGTTAGTGTATCAGCAACAACAGTTGTTGTTATATTAGATCCACCAGCAATAGTTAAATTGTCTGCCTGTGCATTCGCTGTCGTACTACCAGTATCACCTGTAATCGTAGCCCAAGTATTTAATGATGCTAAACCAGATTCATCATCTTGAGGAGTCCATTTATTAGAACTAGAACTCCACTTTAAAACTTGTAAATTCTGAGGAGCAGCAGTTGTAGTATCAACGTCGGCCAAAACATCAATACTAGAATATTCTGTTGCTACCTTTGCTCTTACATCACCAACACCACCCGTAGTAATATTGATATTAACATATGGATTATCATCACCATCAACAGTAAAAAAGTATCCTGGATAACTTGCAGCAGAAGGTGCATTACCTAATGCCGAATATTCATTCTTATATTTAACTTTAGTTGGCATATCAATAATGCCATCTGCACCCTGAAAAGTTGAATTTACTCCACCAGCTCCTAATGTTATATTACCAGTACCATTTGCTGCAATAGCAATATTACCATTAGATGATGATACAATAGAGTTACCATTAACATCTAATGAAGATGTTAAGTTAGCATAGTCAGATGGTGCAAATTGAGATCCTGTATACCTCAATACTTGTCCTACTGCAGGGTTAGTAACATCAACTGTTAATGATGTACCATTACCTATAGCAGAATATATTTCCGTAAAATTGTCATTAATCTTGTCACCTCCACCACGCAGAGTATCCCCTGTGTTATCATTAGGAACCGTACCAAGATTTAGTGATTGTTTGGCCATTTATCGCTACGATTTTTAGTTATTTATGGTGTTTCGGGATCTACTTCTTCTTCTCCGTACTGACTAAGATCAGGAGCGTTCCAATCATCAGGGACTGTTGTCTCAACAACAATCTCTGGATTCTTATAACCAGAGCCTGGATTATTCATTTCAACACCAGCAACACCAACTAGTGCTCTTATATTCCCATCAAATCCAGAGATAGAATCAATTCTCACATTAGGTCTAGATGTGTAACTAGAACCACCAGAAGTTACCTGTACCTGATCAATAAATCCAGAAGTTATAATTGCTGTTGCTTTAGCATCTTGTCCAAATACTGATCCAAGATAGTCGAAAGTAATTAGAGAGTTTGAAGACTCAATAACAGCAACCTCTCTGTCTGCAGTCTCACCTTGGATGTCAATAAAGTCACCAGGTTCGATAGGTGGAACAACTTCAGCAGCATCAACGTCTGCCTCAGAACCAACGTATGAGAAGGCAACGAATGTGGATCCCACACGAGGAATTTCAGAGAAGATAATTCTAGAACCAACGATCTCGAAACCTACGCCTGGTTCCTGTATAACACCATTTAAAGAAACAATGATATTATTTTCTGGACGTATGGTAGATGATTGAACACCTTCCGTAAGTGTTAGTGAGTAGAATACATCATTACGCTTGAGGTTGAATGACTGACGTAAGGAGT